GGCCCTTTCGGGCCACAAGCTCGTGCCACAACCTCGAAAGGTAGCTATGGAGAATCGGATTCAGGATTGGGAAGCCCGTTATAGGGCAACCCGTCCAGGCTTTCGTGAGCGTCATCGTTTCCTACAAGGAAACAGTGACGTCTCGACTGCTTGGATTGAAGGTTATGTTGCGCCTTCTTCCACTCGTTATGCGAGTGGGTCCTCTGAGTTCATGTTAGACTGGGAAACTGCCGGATATCATATGCTTAAGCGTATGAGATCTGGTAAACTTCCCAATTATGATTCTTCTCGTATCCGTTGGCTTGACTACGGTCATCCAATGGTTTTAGAGAAGGCTAGTCTATCATGGCCCGGTTCCATTCGGACGTCTACGCCGATCACATCTTCAGTCAATCATGACTTCAAGGGAGTTTTTGCTCCCACGTCGTCATACTTGGCTCAGATGCAGAGGCTTGCAGAGGGTCAACCCATACTATGTCCTCCGGACATTGGTACGGGTATGAATGAGCTTTGGGCCCTAGGGTCCTCAGCGATTTCTAAATCTCTGCCTGACGTTCCGAAATTCTCCCTCTTCCGTATGGTTGGAGAACTTAGAGCTGGCCTGCCGAAAGTGACAGGACAGATTCTTAAGAAATCCGACCGGAAGATATCGGCCGTAGGTAGTGAATACCTTAATTTTCAATTCGGTATCATGCCCACGGTTAGCGATGTTTCGACCTTGCTCACGCTTGCGTCGAACCCCGAACTCAGGAAAGCTGTCAAGCATGTCCTGGGTGAGGAGCATCGTGTTCGTAAGACCCTGATTAATGATAGTAGCAATGTGACTGAAGAGTCATATGACTACAATTCAATATTGGGTTCTTACTCACGCGACATCCGCCTGACCAAGACTACGTCGAAGTCAGAACGGGTGTGGTCCAGTGTATCGTTTGTGTATTATCAAGCCTCTCTCCTTGATCAACTTTTAGTTGATCTGGAGAAGGAACTTGGTAATTTCGGAACTATTCCGAAGCTTATCGATGCCTGGAACCTTACTGCGTGGAGCTGGTTCGTCGATTGGTTTGTTAACTTTAATCATGTTATCACCAATCTGTCCTATTTGGGACGTGACGGACTGATGCTGCAACGCGGATATCTCATGGCTCACCATCGTATGACGATTACAAGTCGTCAGACGAGGGTGTTCATGGGGACTCCAATCGAAAGTATCGGTATCGAAACTTACGAGAGGAAATATCGCGTTAATGCATCGCCTTTCGGCTTTGGATTAACATGGCGAGATTTTTCGCCTTTCCAAACATCCATCCTGGCGTCGCTTGGAGTTTCTAAGCTTCGCTTTTGATAGTCCACTTTAGGAGTGGCCGCCAATTATCCCTTTGGCAAGGAATAACCGATCCTTTCAAGGATATATCAGAAAGAGTCTCATGTTCTCAGATCCCCAGTCAATCACTGTCGCTGGCTCGGCTAAAAGCCTTCCGCGTGTCTCCTCTGGAGACTTCACGGGTCGCTTTCGTACGGGAGATGGAGCTTACGAGCTCGCTCTCTCGCACACGTCGGGCAAGCGTGATCGCAGTGTCGCCCGTGTGAACATCCGTAAGATTGGGGCTAACCCCCTCGATCCTACTAAGAATGTTCCATATCAGGCGTCTGCTTACGTCGTCCTCGATGCTCCCGCTCAGACCTCCGGGTTTACGAGCACTGAGCTCGAAGACCTGGTTAAGGCCCTTGCGGGGTATCTCTCTGCTGCCAATGTAACAAAGTTCGTTGGTAAAGAGAGTTAAGAGGAACGGTGATTCTGACCCAGATTTCTGGATCGGATTACTGGTGATGACGTTCTTCATCGGCGCGATGATTTTCATCGCGTCGGTGTTGTTTCGTCTCATTCTCTGAGAACTAGAGGACTCGCTACGCTCAACATTGTTAGGAGTTAACGATGAAAAGCCTGACGAGACTCTGGTCTGAACTTGCACATGATTGTGCAAGTAGGTGTAGCACGAGCTGCGAGCGTGACATCGTTACAATGTCTGCTCGCGTCGAACACGAAGGCGATAGTTTTTTAACTATCACCCTTCCAATCTTCGCTGAAGCGTTTGAAAAAGCGCTTGAGCGAGGAAAGTTTGATCTACAGGATGCCCCGGGTTTCCGGGGACATCTTAGTCTCCCCCGATTTCTCGGAGGTTTCCTTAATCAAGTGTTCGATAGGAGGACAGGTGATGTATTACCAAATCCGTCGGTTGAAGCCATCCGATCTGTACGGCAGCTCACTCTCATCTTCAAAAAGGTTGAGCGTGAAACGTCGGAAAGTCGGAAGGCTGCTGCGGAACGTAAATACATCGAAACCGAAGAATCTCTCGAGGCGACTGAAGAAGCACTTACGACGCAACAGCGTCGTGCTTTCTCGGTTGCCTTCGCGCTGCTCTACTCCAATGTTCTCAACGCTCTATCCGAGCGTATTGAAAGATTGGAACTAGAGCCATCGCATGGCCCCGGTTCTACTCAGGATAAGCTCCTGGGGAACCGCAAGTTTGACAGCCCGTTGTGGACTGAAAGACTTGAAATGCTCTTCCCTTTTGGATACTATTGTAGTTCCAACTGGGCTAGAGATTTAGAGCCAGAGATTTTCCTCGCCCCGGAAGATGAACCGCCTGTTCAGGTGGTTTTTGTTCCTAAGACTCTGAAAACTCCTCGGGTAATTGCTATGGAACCTACTCACATGCAATATGTGCAGCAGGGACTTATGCGTACCCTTGTACCTCTTCTTGAGAAGAGTGAGTTTGGGAGATCGCAGGGATTTTCCGACCAAGAACCCAATCGGGCGTTAGCTCGAAAGGGTTCCTTGGATGGAAGTATCGCTACGATCGACCTCTCAGAGGCGAGTGATCGCGTTCTGAACAGCTTGATCATAGGTGCCATGTCTCCATGGCCTGTGGTCAATGACGCTGTTCAGGTAAGTCGGTCGACTCACAGCAGACTTCCATCTGGGCGTGTTATTGCCCTTAGGAAGTTTGCTTCAATGGGGTCTGCCTTATGTTTTCCTATTGAGGTCATGGCATTTAGTGCCATTGTCCTCATGGGATTATGTAAGGCGGGTTACACTCTTGAACAAGCTACTCAGCTTTTCCGAGAGGGTGCTGTCCGCGTTTACGGGGACGATATTATCGTTCCCGTAGATAGTGTTTCCTTTGTGGAAGACACTCTTGAGGTTTATGGTCTCAAGGTGAATCGGAGCAAGTCATTTTCAAATGGCCGGTTCCGTGAGTCTTGCGGTGGCGATTATTTCGCCGGTGAATGGGTTACCCCTATTCGCTTGCGCAAAGATCTCCCTTCCACGAAGCAGCACGTATCTGAGATCATATCCATAAATGCTACAGCTAATCAACTGTGGTATCAAGGTTATGATCGTGCAGCTGCGTATTTGCATTCTATCTGTGAATCTATCCTTAGGATTTATCCTAATGTAGACCCACAGAGTGAGGTGATCGGTCGTTGGAGTTTTATGCCAACTGTCGATCGACACAATACACAGCTCCAGAGAGCAGAGGTCCGAGGTTGGAAACTTCGGGCTCCGCTTCCTCCTTCCCATGCTGGTGACCGTGGTGCCTTGTATAAGACACTACGATACCGATGGGATGACCCCTTGCACAAGGGTCATTTGGAGCGCGCTGGTAGGCCCCTTGCCTACACACTAAAGCAAGGGTGGAGTGCTGTGGTGTAACGCCACAGCACGGGGATTTATTCCC